TACTTGCAAGTGCTGATAAACTTGAACGCAAAGAGTATGGCACAGTAGAAGGTATAATAAAGGCGGCAACCGAAATTGGATTGGCAAAAGACTTTGGAACAGACTATTGGGAAGATCCAGCAGGACGTATACAAAGCATAAAAGACAGTAGAGGTCAAAACAGTACAGGTTGGTTAACGTTTGACAGATTTTTATATGGCGGATTTAACACAGGCGAATTGAATATATTTGCAGGTGGTTCGGGCAGTGGTAAAAGTTTATTCATGCAGAACTTAGCATTGAACTGGGCATTGCAAGGCAAGAACGTTGTGTATATTAGTTTGGAACTTAGTGAAGAACTGTGTAGTATGCGATTAGATGCTATGCTTACAGGAATGGGTACTAAAGACGTAATGAAGAATGCAGATGATGTTACATTGCGTGTTAAGATGGCAAGTAAAAAAGCAGGCGGTTTGCAAATTGTACAAATGAAAAATGGTTGTACAGTAAATGACATTAGAGCATATCTAAAAGAATTTCAAATACAAAACAACATCAAAGTAGATGCATTGTTGATTGATTACTTGGATCTTATGATGCCAGTAAGTGTAAAAGTTAATCCAAATGATCAGTTTATAAAAGATAAGTTTGTAAGTGAAGAACTTAGAAACTTGGCAATCGAATTGGGTGTACTGTTTGTTACTGCTTCGCAGTTGAACAGAAGTGCAGTTGATGAGATTGAATTTGACCACAGCCATATTGCAGGTGGTATAAGTAAGATCAATACAGCAGACAATTTGATTGGTATTTTTAGCAGTAGAGCTATGCGTGAGCGTGGTAGAGTGCAGATACAGTTTATGAAAACTAGAAGTAGTAGTGGAGTTGGACAGAAACTGGATCTAAAATTCAACATAGATAGTTTGCGTATTGAAGACTTAGATGAAGATGAACAAGAAGATAATAGCACTACTAGTATCTACCAAAAACTAAAAACCAAAAGCAGTGTAGCACCAGCAGGTGAAAATGTTGCCGAAAACAACATAGACGCAAGTCCACAAGTTGATGCTACAGATAGATTAAAGAGCTTATTGAGGAAAGCAGACTAATGAAGATCCGACTAGCAACAAAAAAAGAACTTAAAAAACATTTGCGACACGATCCAGTTAGACCACACATCAAGGCTGAATGGCGTACTTCTTACGGTAGAGAAGTATATGTACTGGACAACAAAGGAAATATCGAAGCAGTGCTTTGTGTAGCATACACAGATGACGTACCTAAAAATGAAAAAGACATGAGTATTCCTGGATTAGACGTAGCAGTATTTTATACCGTTTGGAGTTACAACAAAGGTGCAGGTAGAGAAATAGTATTTCAAGTACTTGACCATATTAAAGCAAACAAGCCAATGGTTGAACGTTATGTTACACTCAGTCCATTAACTGAAGTAGCAACAAGATTTCATCAACGCAATGGCGCTCTAAACATTGGAATACACAAGGACTGTCAAAACTTTGAATATTATTAAAGAGAAAATTGCTGAAGCAAAGGTGCTGTGTACCTTATCTTTTATTATTTGTTATTTTGAACTACAAACACTGTGTTTTAAAAGTGAGTCATTATTATGAGCCTGTGTTTTGCCTGTAATTTGTGTTTGCATGCCATTGATGATTTTGCTCTTATTGTTAATGGGTCCTATGTTCATTATAATCTCCACGCTACTGCCATAAGTGCTAGTCACCAATGCTCCAGCAACAATATTTACTAAATACTAATGATATGAAGCGTAAAACAAGATCAATTTTGGAAGAAATAAATGCAATGGCACCCAAGCGTGACACTAAGCATGTTGTTGAATCCAATGGGCAACAAGTAATTCAAACTGCTATTAATTTAATAGATTTGATCAACGAAAGTTTTGACGTGGAGACGGCGGCTGATTTAAACAAACGTTTAATTAATGCTATAAGAACCAAAGATCCACGTAAGTTTCAAAGAGGTATTGGTAAAGTCAATGAAGATCAAAGAAATATTAAGCGGGACTAAAAAACGTTTAGAACGTGGTAGCCGCAAAAAAAGGAAAAAAGGTAAAAGCCTAATTGCAAAATTACGGGAAGGTGGCAAAATGTTCCCCAACGCTATACCTTTTGACCATGACATGATTCCAGATATAATGAAAAGCATAAATGGTGTATTGTCTAAAACCAATACCAAAGCTATTCCAATTGGAAGTGGTGCAACCCCTAAGTCGGGTAAAATGAGCGGTGACTTAGATATGATTGTTGACCTAGCTGATTTACAACAAGCATATAACATGCCAGATGAAGAAGCAAAAGTTATTAGAAAAAAACTAAGACAGCAATTTGACCTAGCAGGATTTACAACAGGGCAAAGTGGCACAAGTGTACACGTTGAAGTGCCAATGGGAGATCATACACACCAGGTTGATATTATGGTTGTAGCAGATGCAGAACCAGCCAGCAAGTTTCATACACATAACATACCTGATGGTAGCAAGTTCAAAGGTGTTAACAAAATGATCACCATAGCTAAATTGGCTAAAGATGCTGGCATGAAGTGGTCACCTTATAAAGGACTGGTAAACAGAGAAACAAATGAATTGATTTCAAATAATTTAGATGACATTGCCAAAAAATTGATAAGCCCTAATGCCTCAGGAAAAGATTTGGGCAGTGTAGAAGCAATACTTTCTGCATTGGGTAAAGAAAAAGGTGATGCATTATTAGCCGACTTGCGTAGCGATCCAAATTGGAAAGAGCTTGACTAATGCGAGCATGGCAAATACTCACAGAAGCTACACAAAAAGGTAGAGAGTACAATCACCTAGAAGACTTAGTGACATTTGAAGGCAGTAAAGGCGCACTAAAGGCGGCTGAGATACTTACAAGACTAGGACAAGATTCCAAAGACGTTAGCATCAAGTGGGACGGCAATCCAACTATATTCTGGGGAAGAGAACCAAACGGTCAATTTGTAATGACTGGTAAAAACGGTTGGGGCAGACAAAAGACAACCAGTAGTGGTGAACTACAAGATTTTATTTTGAATACAGGCAAAGGTGAAGATTGGCGTAAAGACTTTGCTGGCGAAATGGCAGGAGTGTTTGAGATACTAGAAGCAAACACACCAGCTGACATGAAGGGCTATGTATACGGAGATTTATTGTATACTCCACGCAAGCCCGTTACCAGCTCAGATGCAGGCTTACAGTTTACACCTAACAAAGTTACATACACTGTTGATCCTAACAGTGAACTAGGCAAGCGTATAGCAGGCAGTCAAGTAGGTGTAGTAGTACACACATACCATGATGCATTTGGAGATAAGACAGGCACTCCAATCAAAGACACAAAGAGTATCAACAGTAATGCGGTTGTTGTACTTGGACAAACATATGTAACACATCAACCCAAAGTTGATACAAGTGCAGTTCAGGATATAGTTAGTACGGCAAATGCGAACGCACAAATAATAGACAATTGGTTAAAGCCGGAACAGGGACTGAGTAGAAAAGATGCAATACTCTATAACTATGTTAACCAAATGACCAAAACAGGTAAGTTAGACCAACTCAGGACAGGATTTTATGATTGGCTAAAAACCAGCAAGGTCAGTGCAGGACAGCAAGCAAAGTTAATGGCAGGAGATGATAAAGGTCTCAATGCTATATTGGAGCTTGTAGTAAAAATACAAACCATAAAGAATAACTTGATTGATCAACTAGACAATTCAAGTGCTGATGTAACTGCAAGCACAGGTGGTGAACGTGGCGGAGAAGGCTATGTAGCAACCAGAGATAAAATCAAATTGGTACCGCGTCATAGGTGGACACCAAATTAAGGTAAATACTAGTATGGAAAAGTATACAGCAAAACAATGGTCAGAAATTCAAGGAGGACACACAATGTCTGAAACTCCTAAAAAACAATATGCTTTCATTGGAGACTTAATGGAAAGCAGAATGTTTAGAAGCAAAAGCAAAGTAGAAGATACAAATGCTAGAGAAATGGCAGACTTTGCAATGATGAATTTACTTGCACTTTACATACTAAGCAATGAGTATGACTTTGCTGTAGCCGCACAAGATTATGCAAAACGCACTATGATGTACGGCAACTTCAACAGTTATAGAGCCGGAGGCACAGATTTAAACATTGCTCTTACAGCGGTAAGAAATGGAATGTCTGGAGATGGTGCAAAAGACGATTTACAAAACAACAAATTACGTTTTAACGATGTCAAAATTAAAGCATTCCTAAACACTATAAAAGCAGGAAGACCTCCTGTAAGTGTTCCAAGTTTCTTTCTAAGAATGGAAAAAGATTTGGACATACAAAATTCAAACTATCGTAGCATTAGACGATTGGCACAAGATTGGCCAAGACTTAACAAAATGCAAAAACAATTGGTAATTACAAGAATGATGCAATTTTTTAGAGCAAAAGCATTACGAAGCGAGTTATACAGTTACATCAGAGATATGAGCAGAAGTCAAGGACTAGAAGCTCGTAATGCTCACAACGCAGAAGGTTCACCAAAAATGCGTGGTGCTGATACTCTTGCCAAACTTGCGGTGGCAGGTGGTGCAATAGCAGGCGGATATGCATTAGGTAAAAGTATCGGTAGTGGAGCAACAGGTCTAAAAGGTTTTGAAAAACTAAGAGCAAAGTTTAGTCGTGATACTAAACAATGACAAACTATGTCGCATATACATTAATTGATATTACAAACACAAATGAAACTAAGATAGCAAGAAACAAGCTACATTTTTTTCAACAACAAAATTTAAACACACTTATACAAACAATTGGCTTGCGTAGTCAGCCATTGGACATTGCAGTTCTGCCATTGATGGCACAAGATGTAGTGAATTTTGGCTTCGGAAAACAGTATCAAGGACTACATACAGTATGGAAATTACAATTTAGTATAGAGCATGGTGGAGCTATAGAGAATATGGACCAATTACTTGCAGATTGTAACGGAATACCTGTGTATACAGGATTAGAAGAGACTGCTGAAATAGTCAGCAAGTGTTTTGAAACCACAGGTCCAATTAACGTGTGTTTTAAAAAACACACCGATATACGATAAATATTTTTGTAATAAAATTAGGCACAACTTAGGCTCCGTCAAAAATCCAACACTTACTACCCGTCAAATTTTGTTCACCGTCAAAATTTTGACCATGCAGAAAATGAGATAAGTAGTAGTATAAGATAAGACAAAAGGCAATACTTTGGCAAACATACAATAGACGCTAATATAAATTGCAGTAGCAATAGGAAAAGCAGAACTATGTCAACCACAGAACTTGAACGAACCAATTTAGAAGCCCATGTTGATCTTTGTGCAGAGAGGTACAAAGGATTGGAAACACGTTTGGAAAATGTAGAAAAAGCAGTTAAAGATCTCCATATGGAGATGAGACGTATGCATGATGAGAATGTAAAAAATCATCAATCAACAAATAAAATAATGCTAGGTGCCGCGGCAACAGTTGTAGCCGGTATCCTATCAACAATTATCGTTCTGATAATGAATTAAAATTCACATAAATAACTGTATGAACTTAAATGAACTCGATAATAGCACCGTGGTCGAAGCACAACTTATTTGGGCAAGAAAAGGATCTAAACTTGTTCGAAAATATAGATGTGTTGTGGGAAAACGTGCAGGTAGAATTGTAAGCAAACCTGGACAGTGTAGTGCTCCTATTGATATCAAAAAACGAATGGTTCTAAGAAAAACAAAAGCTCGCATGGGTAAACGTATGGCTAGGAAAGCACAGCGTACCAAAAGATTTAATCCAGCCAGTAAAGCACTTAAACGGTTAAACAAGAGAAGGAAAAGCTAATGCATGTACAAGTTACATTTCCTTCTGGACATATTACTGTTGAATTATTACAAACTCCTGTTGTAGAAAAGTGGTTAACAGTTTTTAATCGTTATAAAAAATATAATATTCCTTCAGTGCTGACTGGTATGGGTATATGTAGTTGGGGTAGCGACTGGATGAAACGACTTTCAAACAGTGATAAAGGAACGAATGCTAGAGCAGAAGCAGTAAAAAAAATTAACCAGGCTATAGATAATGTTAACGTTGTAATCGAAGGAAAGAAATTTCCATATAGAGCATATGAAGGCATGACATGGGAGCATACCAATCTAATACACAGATGTTTTACTACTTCAATGTTAAAACTTGATGGATATAGAATGTGGCAGTATGATTTAACACAAGAACAATTAAAAAAATGTAAAACAATGGATTCAATCGAGATGAGCCACTATGTGTATGCTAATTCAGAATCACAGTTCAAAGTTTTAGACCAGGAAAAATTTAATTGGGAAGTAGGTGTAATAAATCATCAAGTACACATGTATGAAGAACACAGTCTTAGTGCTATTGCTGAAGAAACTCTGCATGAGCTTGATTGGTATCATTCATACACACCGTTAAAAGAACGCAGAAAAAACATAATGTGGAATAAAGAATACACTTACACAGAAGATAAAACATGTTTGAAGCCTGAATTCGCTGTTAGAGATTTGTTAGAAACTGTGTCACATGAAGAACTTATATCTAGCTTTCCTGATAACTTGGAAGATTACAATGTTTTTATTCACAAATCTATTACAGGAAAAGATTATGAAACAAATTATTGTCAATATGATAATGGATTAGAAGCAGATACACGAAACATAGAACACATAAACGGCAACATGACTATATGTGTTGACAATGATCTATACAAGTTTAGTAGCAGTGATAAATTTAATAAATGGGCTAAAGATTATGGATTAAGAGATGAATTGTTTTACAATGTTCCTATAGGAAAAATTGTTGACAAAACCATCGATGTGTCTACAGAAGAAAATATAGAGTCGGTAGAATTGATATGAACAAAAAGGAGAAAATAGTATGAAAATTATGGACATACTTCCTGACAAGTACACTAAGAAAGGCAC